AATACACCATTGCTATTTCAGATCATCTTGCAAAATTAGATAAGGGCGAAGACGCAGATCAGAGTGAAGTACCAGAAGTTCCAGAAATTTTAAAAGAAAATGATATTGAATTCCCTTGGGATGAGATCAAGGAATTTGGTTTAAGAGAAGTAGCTATCAAAAAGAGTTCAAGCACTAAATATTACGGCGTAATCCGTGATGAGAGTAAGAATAATCTAAAAGTAATTCAGTTCGGTGACTTTAAAGCAGCAAAAAGATTCAAAGAGGATTTAAGAGAAAAGGGCCACAAGGGCGAGATCCCACTTGCTTATTCAAAATCAATGACCGAATTTTTGGAAACATTCCATGAATACCGGCCTGATAATTGGAGAGCCATCGCAACACTTCAAGATAAGATTGGCAAAAAAGAACCGGGACAGGGCAAAGAGGTGAAACTTGAATCAGGAGAGCTTAAGTATTTGTTAAGCTCTGGAAGGTACTCACTCATTTCAGCCGGTCGCCATTCAGAGGCAGCTCACACTGAAGAGATCCCTGAATTGACCGATGCCGAAGCGGCAGATTCAAAGCTAACTCAAAGCCAAATAAATGAGAGATATAAAAATCTTGAGAAAGATTTGAAAAATGCTGGCTACACTTATACCAAGGTGAATGGTCAGTATGGAGAACATGAAGATCATTTTTTGGTAATGACTCATGATGCAGATCGTAATGAGATGCTTGAGCTTGGTAAGAAGTACAATCAAAACTCAATTATCTACGCTGAGAATGGTAAACAGGAAATGCACTTCACAGTCGGTAAAAATACAGGCATGGTTCATCTTGGAGAGGGAGTCGAAGATAAACCCCGTGCATCTGATTTTTATACTGAGGTTGAAACTTCAGATGGTCAGAAAGTTAAATTTGCACTTAATTTTGATTTCAATAAATTGCACGAAGCCCAAAAGGTTATTAAATCACTGATCGAATCGCTCGGTCTTATTAAGTCAGATGTCTACTTAAGTTGGCGTGGTGGTGCGGAACGCTGGCGAATAAATATTTATGAATCCGAAGAGTAAGGGTATTGGAGGGGTCAAATGGATAAAATTTTAAAAAGTCTTGGTATTTCTACAGAACGTCAGAGTCTTCTCAATAATGATAAGCCATTTCAGATTGAAAAATCAGGTGGATATTCTGGAGACAATATCCGAATGGGCCGACCCGGCAACGCAAGAGATGTGCTTGAGTATGGAATTCAGAAAGGAAGTTTTGGTTCTGAAAATCTAAAGAATACTCATGGCGAAGATTGGCACTCAGACAACGACAAAGAAGTTGAGCAAATGGTTACGACTATTGATGAAGTTCCACAGCATGAAGATGGAGAGCACCCCAAGAAGGCCAGAAATAAAGATCGCTACAATCGCACCATCCAAGAAGTGAACATCGAAGAATATTTAAAGTCTCTCACCCAAGAAGAGTTATTTCTAAAAGCCTTCGATGATGATGAGGGTGATCTTGGACAGAAGACTGATAAGCAAGTTGATAATGAGGCTGACGAAGCAGCTCAGGCAGATGATGAGGACGAAGATGAAGATAAGGACGAAGATGAAGAGAAATCTCTAAATTCTGTTCTGAATGATCTGACTAAAGGTTTTGATTTTAATAAAGATAAGAAGATCGACTCCCATGAGAAGCACCACAAGAAGCTCGACGAAGACCATAAAAAAATGGAAAAAAAGTCAGAGTTAGATGAAGTTTTTGATCTTTTAAAGGGTTGTGATCCTAAAAAGAAAAAGATGCCCGATATTGCCCAATTGCACGAAAACTCAGATAAGGTGCGTGAGATTTCAGCAAAGAAGTCTTTTATTAAAGCTATTGGACCCGGTGGAATTCTTTTTAATTTTGGTGGAATGACAGGTAACCCAGTCGCAGATCGCCACACTGCTATTATTAGTAGTCAATATGATCCACAGCAAAATCAAATTGCCCAAGATCAACAAGCTCAAACTGAAAAAGCTATAACCAGTTTCATAACTAAAGGCTCTCGTCAGTGGGCTAATGAGCAAGGCATTGGAGATGGAGTGAATCCACAGTCAGATTGGAATAGCCAATTGAATACTCCAATGGACAAGCAAGTTGAAAATGCTTTTGGTAAGGGCCAATTGACTGAGGGAAGTGCAGACTCTACTCCCGGCTTTTTCGATAGAAATAAATTTGCATCAGAGCAAATGACTTTGGGTGGAGAGGTTATTAAGGCCACTTCAGAGACAGATCAACAATTAATCCAAGAGATGAAAAAGGCTGGATTGGACGCAGTTTTTGAGGGCGGGGTAGAGGTAAATACTACTTCAAGCGGTGGAGTTGTCTTCGATATGAGTACTGGGATTGCTTATGGCAGCGATGGCCAGATGATCGAGTCCACTAATCCGGCATTTCAGGCTCCTGTGGGAAATGCACCAGCTCCGGCTGAAGTATTAACCGCAGCAAATTTTTAAGAGGATTGAATGGGCATTTTTCGAGATGTTGTCTCGAAGGGGATAGATTTTGTTCGTGAAGAAGTCATACCCCTTCGCTCCGATTTACTGAAAGCTGGAATCTTAACTCCAGACAATTCGGCGTTTGAGCCGAAGGCTAATCTCACAGATCCAACAAATTATGGGGCCATGAATTATGGCTACAAAGAGAAGTGGGCATTACTCGATTATTCTAAGTGCAGACAAATCTCATACTCAGATCCAATTATAGCGGCAATCATTCAGGTTCGTATCAATCAGATTGCAGCCTTTTCTCAGCCACAAACAGATAAGCATAAGCTTGGATTCAAAATTAAACTTCGTGATGATGAAAAAGAGCCAAGCAAGGCAGACAAAAAGCGAATGAAAGAGATCGCTGAGTTTATTGCCAACACTGGTGTCCCAGAAAATTTCGAAGACACTCCAGAAATTCGTAAGAGAGATAATTTTGAACAATTTTTAAGAAAAGTCTCAAGAGATTCACTCACTTTTGATCAGTTGAATTTTGAAATTACTCCTAGAAGAAATGGAATCCCATATTGTTTTCGTGCAGTTGACGCTTCCACAATCAGAATGGTGCCTGATCTTAAAGAGAAGCGGGAATATTTCGGTGGTGCTGGTGGCTATGGTCCAGAAGATTTCGCTAATATTCTACCAAACAAAAATCCAGCAAGCTCTCTAAGGGATGACAAGCTCAATGAGTTTGAACCAAAGCATCCTAAGTATGTTCAGGTCGTAAATGGTGTCCTTCGTCATATTTTTGATGAGTGGGAAATGGCTTTTGGAGTGAGAAATCCAAGAACAGATGTGCTCTCAAATGGTTACGGTTTTTCAGAGATTGAAATGCTTGTGGCCACAATCACATCACATATGAACGCAGAGGCGTACAATCGTAAGTTCTTTTCTCAAGGATCAACAATCAAAGGAATTTTAACCTTTGAAGGTGTGGTTCCACCAGACCAACTCGAAGCCTTTAGAAGACAGTGGTATATGCAATCGGTCGGAATCACTAATGCTTGGAAAACTCCAATCATGGCAGTTGGTGAAAAGACTAAGCTAAATTGGGTAGACCTTCATAAAACAAATAAAGAGATGGAGTACGGTAAGTGGCTTGAATACTGTATCAAATCTATTTGTGGTGTATTTCAAATTGATCCAGTTGAGATTGGTTTCGATATCACGAAGCAAGGATCTGGCGACAAGGGAAGCGGTGGACTTGGTAACGGTGGTGCAGATCACGCAGACCGTGTTCTTTATTCTCAGGAAAAAGGACTTAGACCACTCCTGAGACATATTCAGCAATTATTGAATGATTATATTGTTCATAGGATAGATCCAAATTTTGAATTGGAATTTTCTGGTTTGAACGTCAGTTCAGAAAAAGATGAGCTAGATAAATCAATTCAACAAGCAAAAACATTTAAAACAGTGAATGAGATCAGAGCAGAAAATGATCTTGAACCAATCGAAGATTGGTCAGCAATCAAGTCTCCAGCCGATCTAATTTTAGACTCATCATGGATCACGGCTTGGGCACAACAAGCTGCCGCCGCACAAGCCCAAGAGCAAGGTGGGGTGGATGAAAATGGCAATCCGATTCAACCCGGAGCTGAAGGTCAACCCGGAGCTGAAGGTCAACCCGGAGCTGAAGGTCAACCCGGCGAAGCACCACCTGAAGATGAAAATTTTCCAAGTGATGAAGAATTAAATAATATGAGTGTCGAAGAGCTTGAGGCTTTGCGTGATAAAATGTCTCAAGAAGATGAAGAGCCAAAGGCTAAAAAATCTCTCTTTAAGGAGCTTGAGTTATGAGGCTGGTTATTGAAGCCGAGTCTCAAGAGGAATTCGAACTCAAAAGATCCGAGCTAATCAAAAAAATAGCTGGATCAAAATTTGAGGTAATACTCAAATCTAAAGTGCCATCCGTGTACGATAAACAAAAGCCAGCTATCGCAGAGCGTAAATCTTATTTTAAAGCTCAAGATCAAATGCTTGAATACTGGGATAAAAAATTTAAGAAGATGATCGATGAAATCAAAAAAGATGTGGAGGATGTTCTTGGCTCTTAAGCAAAGGCTCCAACAATTTTACGTGAATAATATCTTGACCACTAAGGCCAGAGAGAATTTCTACGTAGAAACTGGGTACTCAAGAGTACTGAAATCTATAGAAGTTTCTTCCGTTGCCGTGACAAATGGTGATTTCATTCTGATGGGTAAACGAAAAGACTCAGGTAAATATACTTTACCCGGTGGACACCTTGAAGAGAACGAAGACAAACATGACGGGGCAGTTAGAGAACTTTTAGAAGAGGCTGGAGTAGAGAGCGAAGCAAGGCTCATGGAGCACCTAAAAAGCCAGTCTGTGATGTGTGAAGATGGAAAGAAAAGAGAGATCCACGCTTTCAGACTAAGAACAGATGGACCACCACATCACACAAAATTTGATCCAGATGAAGAAGTGGCCAAGTGGGAATGGGTGCCATGCAAGGATGGACTTCCAGAAAGAATTAAAAACAATCTTCATTCTCCAAGGAACATCGTACTGGAACAACTTGGTCTGGTGAAAAAAGGTGGCATAAGAAAAGATTTCTCAAAGGCTAATATTCGTTTACCCGGATGCTATACACTAAAGTCAGACAAGATACCCGGTGGACTCGCAGATAAGAAAAAGCCTAAAGATTTTCCAAAAGACATGTTGGATATGGGTATCAAAGTAGAGTCAGAACATACTAACGATCCAGCTATCGCAAAAGAAATTGCAATGGACCATCTGACTGAAGATGTAAATTACTATGTTAAGTTGGCAAAAATTGAAAAAAAATCTGAATTTTTTATAAACGATTTTATAAAAGCTGACCGTAAAGGTCCACATAAATACATTAGAAAATACCGTAGAGGTGATAAGTGGATTTACGTTTATCACGAACCCGGCAAGCGTGGTCGAGCCATTTCAGATGAAGAGTTGAAAGTTTTGAAAAGATTGGTTGAATTGAAGGATGAGGGAGCCTCACAGCTTCATGGGTCTATTTCAGAGCACGATGAAGAAGAATTGAAGTTTCTCAGAAGACTTGCAGACCTTGGAGATCATGGTGCAATAGGTAGGCTCGAAGAATATGGGATTAATAGAGCAGAAGAAAAATTAGAAGAGCAATTAACTCCTGCGGTACTCCAGACCACTGATGAGCTTGATCTACCAATCGATTCACGAAAGCAAGACAGGCTCAGAGAATTAGCTAAAAGAAGAGTCGAAGATTCTCTCGGCCATCTAGCCAGACACGTTAATAGTGATTATCAGGCTAGTCTTGTAGAAAGAAATATAACCATAAATTCTGTCATGAATAATCTTGGTTCTGAGTTTGGATCTATTAGAAAGTTTTTAGAGAAATTGAATGAAGTTTTAAAACCAATCGATGAGGCTCATAGGGGTTTAGGTAGAAGTTCAAATGGCAGTGCAACCGAACATGACCCAGATGGAGGAAGTTGGGGTGCATATGGCAATAGAATTTATAATGAAACTGTAAGGTCTATGGAGCGAGCTGATAGTGAGACTTTTGGTATTCCAGAGGGATATACAAAGGTTCATAAACGCCAAGTAAAAAAAGATGGGACCAGTCCAGACTTTTCAATTCCAAATCCGGCCAATATTAGAGAAGAGTTGGAGCGTAAAAGGACCGCAGAGAGAGAGGAATCCGAGCGTAGAAAAAGAGAAGAGGCGGAACGTCTTCGTCGTGAGAACAAGGAAGTTATTGACCTGTATGG